TATCATATCCAAGCATCTCAAAAGCATAGTCCGTAAGTCCGGCGATTGATTTTCCTTCCATCTTCATACACTCCTTTCTACTTAACTTCTGGCAACCTTGGTTCAAGAAACTTGTCGGTCCCAACGGATAACGCCCCACAAATTAGTTCGTATTCATCGAAATCTAATCTGCGATTTCCATTGAGAGAAAGATTGAGTTTCTGAACAGGAATTCCAGTTCTGTTGGCGACAAATGTCTGTGTTATGCCGTTGTTTTCAAGGTATGACTTGATTTTCTTACCAACGCACATTCTTCATTTCTCCTTTCTGTTTGAATTTCGTTCCTATCGAACAATTATAGTATAACTTCGAAATATCCGAATGTCAAGAAGAAGTTTCGAGAAAATCGAAATTATTTTATTGACAGTCCGAAATTTTTATATTATTATTAGTTATGAAGGGAGGAAACGATAATGACATTTGGCGAGAAAGTCAAGCAAGCCAGAACGGTAAAGAAGCTGACCCAGAAACAACTTGCAGAAAAAATCAATGCAAAGCACAATTCAATTAGTGACTGGGAAAAAGATAAGTGTAAGCCAGACATGGACACTATTGAACTTCTATGTGGCGTTTTGGAAGTAACACCGACATACCTCATGGGTTCTAAAAGCGATGATGATTATGCAACCATAATTGGAAATCTTATGTCGGAACCTGACATCTTAGATTTTATCGAGGAATACAAAGCACTCGATAAAGAAGATAAGAAAGCAATAAAACAAATAGTTTCATCGCTAAACAAAAGGAGCAAGGGTTAATCCCCTTGCTTCTTTGATTTCAGATATTTAATAAGAATCGTATAGACAAATTTTAACTTGCCCTCATTTTCAGTATTCTCTATCATTTCAATAATTTCCTTTTTGTAATCCATTTTCCGTCCCTCCAATATCACGCAAGCAAGAACATTTGTTCTCTTTTATTCCATTATACCCTCTTCTCAGCGATATAGAACGGACTGGATCATACTTCTTGCCCTCTGCTTAAAAAGTGTTCCCTCCATTTGTCTTGAACGATTGAAAAAGAAATGACATGTACATTCCGCAGAAATATTGTTGCTTTTCTTCACAACAAATGACTGCTGCTCTGCTTCAGATACAACCGCCTGTGTATAATTATGTATCACATATTGATTGTTGGCACTTGTCTTAATAATCACTTCGGAATCTGTTGGATCAATACTCTCACATAGCGGCGCATGCACAGAAAATGTGAGCATTATTCCGAACAGAAAAAATATAACCAGCTTTTTTATTCCTTTCATAAAATTCCTCCCAAATTAGTTTATATTATACTCTCAATATAACAATTATACAATATCTCAATCTTGCACAAATTTTCTTACATTAATGCTGTATTTGACGAAAATCGAGAAAATTCTACTTTTTTCGTTCAGTCGTCCCAGATTGAGCGCTGTCCGTTTATCATATAGATTTCGTCCTGGAGATACAGGGGTGCGTCATATCGTGCGATCACGTTCAAGGCAGAGTCACACTGGTTTCGCTTGATTGACTTGTAGGAGCGCACACGGAAGTTCGCTTTTAAGTCTGCATAGATGTTACTGTATACTCGCTGCCTCATTGACCTGTCTTGGTATGCGTTCGAGCCTTTTCCACCTAGGATATCCACGCCACGCTTGCGTACTGCCTCTGTGATCCTGTCGGCTTCAATTGGAAGGATTGGCAAATCAAATTCCAGGCGTTCAAGTTCCTGCCGGACAATATCCACTTTCTTCTCAACCTGGGTTACTCTCTTATCTACTACGATAACGGCTTGCAGTTCTTTGGAAATGCCAGAAAGGGCAAGTTCGTTTCTCTTCTGGAAATATTCATCCACCAGAGCGTCATATACATCCCACGCCTTGTCAGTGTTTAATGACTTTGCGTGAAGAAAAGCACCTTTCTGTGTCCAAAGGTAGAGTTTGTTGAGTCTTGACGAATCGTCAAAATGACGTTTCGTTTTAAACTCTTTTAATTCTTCACCCTCAAGGCAAATAAAATGTTTGCCCTCAATGTATCTTTCTTTATTTCTGCTGAAATTTTTTTGAATAATTTTAGTATCAGTTTCGTATGCTTCCGCAATCTGCTGTGTAGTAAGAACTAAAGTTCCATTAAATTCAACTTTTTGTAATCCGTTCATAATTTTTTTATCCTTTCTATAAAAAATATTGATTTTTTACGGAAAGTGTGTTATCATACAGACACTCGTGGAAGAGTGATTTATAAAAATAACACAACTTTCCATAAGGGCATATTGGTCTATGCCTTGGTAAGTTTTGCTTGTGCGACAATTCCACGGCGCACAATTTCGGCTTTAGATACGCCCTGTTTGCGCGCTGTGGTGACAAGCAAATCATAAATTTCCTGTTCCATTCTGATTTGGAAATATGTGTTTTTTGTAATCTCTTTTTTAGGTCTACCCATAGTCTCCTTTCTGTCGTAAATTCCATTTTATTGTAATGACAACTAAATGCCAATTTACTCTAAGTATATAAATTATTGTAATTGGTTAGGTGCCCGCTTTTATGCAGGCACCATTTTCTTATTTTATGCTCTTTTCAAGCATATTCTTGATTTCGATAATTTCCTGCAAGATTCTATCTTCCTTATCTGCACGAATGTCTCCATCAATTAATCTTCGGATATAGTCGTTTTTGCTCACCCCCATTTCCTTTGCCTTTTCACCAACAAAATCAATTTGTTCCTCTGTGAGTCTTAACGTAAATGTTTTGATACTCATTGGTTTCTCCTTTCTTTTTGTGAAGTCGTATTGACTTCTTATGTTCAATATAGCATGAAGTCATTTAGAAGTCAAGTATTATTTTTGTCGAAATCTGTCAAGTTGTTATAAATTATTATGTTTTATTTTGTTTTGTGCTGTGGTACAATCAGATAAAATAAACCATATGAGGAGGATTTTCTATGGAAAAGACCAAAAAGTGCAAATATTGCAAAACAGAGATTCCGGCAGACGCTAAAGTGTGTCCGCAGTGCCGGAAGAAATTAAAAGGTGGAAAGTTTAAGTGGATTCTGCTTACCCTTATCATCCTTTGTGCTATAGGTGCGGTGACAGGCGGAAGTAATAGTAATTCCAGTACGAAATCTACAAATTCTACATCAAGTAAAAAAGAAGATATACCAAAAGAATACACTTCCGTATCAGTTAATGATATGATGGCAGATCTTGATAACAATGCCATGGGAGCGTCTGATAAATACAAAGATAAATATCTTGAAATTACTGGAAAACTTACAAACATTGACGCTTCTGGAAAGTATATTGACTTGATGGCTGATGGAGACTTTGAGATTATCGGAGTTCAATGCTACATAAAAAATGATGAACAAAAAACAAAAGTAGCTTCCATGACCAAAGGAGAGACAGTTACTTTAAAAGGGAAATGTACAGATGTTGGAGAAGTCTTTGGATATTCTCTTGATATTGATGAAATAGAATAAATAATAAAAAAGCCGGCTCCTGCGACCAACAGGAACCGGTTTTAATAAATAAGATAATCCGGAGAAAATCTTACCTACACCATAATTATATCATCTCCTGGATTATCGCACAAGTAAAAAAAGGAGAATGATAAAATGAATGAATCAGTATGCATCTATCTAAGGAAATCCAGAGCCGATCGGGAAGCTGAGGCGCACGGAGAGGGCGAAACGCTTGCCAGGCATGAACGGATCTTGTTAGATCTTGCAAAGAAAAAAGAGTACATTGTAGGTGCAATTTACCGCGAAGTGGTATCTGGAGAAACTATCGCCGACCGTCCTGTCATGCAGCAACTTCTGCATGAGGTAGAATCCGGTATGTGGGATGGCGTTCTGGTTGTGGAAGTGGAACGTCTTGCCAGAGGTGATACAATTGACCAAGGTGTTGTATCCAGAGCTTTTCAATACTCTGACACGAAGATTATTACCCCAACAAAAATATACGACCCAAACAATGAATTTGATGAAGAATACTTCGAATTCGGGCTTTTTATGTCCAGACGTGAATATAAGACCATCAAGCGCCGACTGAACGCTGGAAGGATCTCATCAGTAAAAGAAGGGAAATACTGTGGTAACAAACCGCCTTACGGATATGAGAGAGTCAAGCTCGAAAAAGAAAAGGGGTATACTCTCCGGCCAATTCCAGCACAATCCGAAATTGTAAAAATGATCTACACCTGGTATTCCGGTGATGGCTGCGAACAAATCGGAGTTGCGAAGATTGCACGGAAATTAAATGAAATGGGAATAGAATCTGCACTGGGCGGTGACTGGACTCCTGCCAGTATACAGGGAATTCTGACAAATCCGGTATACATCGGGAAAATCCGATGGAATGGGAGAAAAACAGTGAAGACTATACAGAATGGTCAAGTAATTAAGACACGCCCACGATCAAAAGATACTCTTATTTGTAATGGATTACATCCGGCTGTTATATCAGAAGATCTGTATAATTCCGTCCAGGAAATACGAAAAAAGAACCCGCCTCGCCCAGTTAGTATAGCAAACTCGATTCGTAATCCACTTGCCGGAATTGTCTATTGCAGCAAATGTGGTCGCGCCATGGTTCGCCGCCCTTATCAAAAGCGCAGGCAGGAAGATACCCTCATGTGTCCTTATACATCTTGCCCCACAGTAAGCAGCAAGTTGTCTTTGGTTGAAAAATCTGTGATTGATGGAATTAGGGAGATTGTGGAGGAATATAAGTTAAACAATGATATTAATGCATCTTCAAAGGATATTGATTGCGTAATAACCTCTAAACAAAATCTCATACATGAGAAAGAAAACGAGCTGGAAAGCTTGAACTCTCAGAAAGCAAAACAATACGACCTACTCGAACAGGGTATCTATACCACGGAGATTTTTCTTGAACGTGCTAAAACAATATCCGCATCTATCCAGTCATGCTCCGACACTATAGAAAAATTAAAAGAAGAAATCAAGCATGACGAGAACATTATAAAACAACGGTCGGATTTTATCCCGCGCTGCGAAGAGTTGCTTGATAATTATTGGAGCCTTGACACGGAATCGAAGAATAAAATGCTTAAGAGTTTGATTGAAAAGGTTGTCTACTCAAAAGATACCAAAAACGCTTACGGGAAAGGAAACGAGATTGGTTTTCAACTCGACATTTTCCCAAAAATCCAGAAGAATAATTAATGATATCTTATATGAGCTGACGAACTGGCGCATTGATGTTATCAGCAATTAAATAAAAGAAATTCCCGGGGTTAATTCCCCGGGATATTTTTACTGCTTCTTAACATATTTTGCAGAAACAAATCCAAAATATTTTCCGGCAATGCGGATATAGTACCAAGATGCTCCATCTTTGGCTTTAATGGTATCGCATACATCAACTAAATTGCCTTTTGCAAGTGTAGGATAGCTTTTAAGCTGTGCATACTCTGTTCCTGCCCATGTGCGGACATTAAGTGTATTTGCAGTTACCTTTCCCACCCACTTCGGAGTTTTAGACAGAATAGTTGGCGTTGAAAGCATACTTGCTTTTGCGCCAGTGGTAACAGCGATAGCCACGTGGTGGTTATCATTCAGGAGGATATCTCCTGCCTTTAGATAGTCACCGGATGTCAGATACTTTCTATCCGTCAGTACTTTCGCACCGGCAATCTTCATTGCAGCTCTCATGTTCCGTGTCGTCAGATAGATGCTGACCGCTTTGAGCCTTGCATTATTTAAGCGATACCCAGCCCCTTTGACAATAGCTGCTGTACTTGCGCTGCAATCAGATTCACAAGCTACCGTGATCTGCGCCGGATCGTAGTTACTTGCCTTTAAGTGCTGCCAGAATGAATACCGGTCATTGCTGTTTCCGGAAGTACCCTGATCGTACCCAATAAGATTGTTCTGTGCCGCTTTTGTCGCCATGTCTGCGATCATGGCTGCGATTTTAGCGTCATTGAATCTTAGGACACAGAGCCACGGTCTACTGTACCAGTTCATGATCTGATATTCTGTACCAGTCTGATCTCCTGCTTTCCCACCTGCATATCTTCCGCGTTCATCATGTCCGCAGTTACTGATTTTTACCATTTTAGTTTCTCCTTTCTGGTTAGAATCTCTGTAGTCTTTGTAGAACACATCCAT